GGCTGCTCTGGCTTTTTATGAGGGTAAGACCCCTGAAGAACTTGATGAGTTCTTCCTGACATACTCTCAAGTATAATAGGAGTAACCATAGTGTCTACCAAGAGTAAAACTATTGTTGTAGCTGCTGTAATTGCGCTCTCAACACCATTCATTGCTAAGTGGGAAGGTCTTAGTCTTGTTGCATACAAAGACATTGTGGGAGTTCCTACAGTCTGCTACGGAGAGACTAGAGGCGTAATCATGTCTGATCGCTACACAAAGCAGCAGTGTGAAGATATGCTCAAACTCTCTGTAGCAGAGTACTACAACAAGCTGAAGCCCTATATGACTAACCCAGATATCCCTATTGGTGTTCAAGCGTCTCTTCTTGAACTAGCATACAATGTGGGTATCGGTGCTGCTGGTAAATCCACTATGATGAAGTTAGCTAATCAGGGTAAGTATGAGGAAGCCTGTAAGGAACTTGATAAATGGGTCAAGGCTGGTGGTGGTAAGGTTCAAGGTCTAGTCAATCGTAGAGCAGAGAGCAAAACTAAACTCTGTCTCGTTGGCTTAAAGAAATGAAGTTCTTACTGATCGTACTCTTGCTTGCTGGTTGTGGCTCTAGTCCTTTAAACCTCTTGACAGGTGGTGGAACTAATGTCGCAGCCAATACCCAAATTGGTAAAGAGAACACACAACAGGCTGTAGCACAACAAACTAAAACAGAAGCAGGTAGGGACGTTATACAACAAACCTCTCCTGTCATAGCAGAACAAATCAAAGAAGTGAATATCCAACAAACCCCGCTATGGATGCTGATCCTTCTTATCCTTGGGTGGTTACTACCATCCCCTAATGAAATTGCCAGATGGATTAGAGGGCTTTTTAAAAAATGGAATACTTAGAATACGTTGTGGCTTCAGTTATAGCTGGTATCTTCTCAGGGATTACATGGATGGTCCGAAGGCTTTTGACTAATGAAAAGCAAATCGAACTTCTTCACTCTGAGATTAAAGATAGAGATGTCCGTAGACAAGAAGACCGAGAGATCATGTATGAGATAAAGACTGACTTGAAAGAAGTCAAACGAGATGTAATCGAACTCTACAAAGCACAACCAGAAGACAAATAAAAATACCCGCTAGAATCCTTGATTGGACTCTAGCGGGTTTTCTTTTAGTTTACCTGTAGCAGAAGATGATCAAGGCGAAGATGGTTGCAACAATCATTAGGAAGTCCATCATGCTGCATCACTCTCCAATTTAGAGATAAGAAGTTCAGCATAGTGTATGACTTTCTTTAGGTCTTCGATACCACCCTTTTGTTTGTAGCGACAAGTGTACTTGATGATTGACCCCTCACAGAACCCTAGTTGGTTAGCTAGAATAAACTCTACAGGCTGAATCTTAAGTGTCTTGTAATGTGAGCCACCTACTTGCTGGTCAAAGGGGTTGTAAGCTACTTCTTCTTCAATCATTAGATTCCTTCCTCATAAAAAGCAATAAGCCATTGCTTACATATATCACTTCGTACCACATCGTCAATACCAAACTCAATGATAGCTGCATCAATGTTGTACTTCTTTGCTAGATGGATAGCCTTGGATAGCCCAGACTGTTCCTTGATATCAGACTGACGAATATCTCCGTTCATAACCAGAGTACAGTTCTCACCGATACGTGTAGTAAGCATCTTGAACTGAGCCACATCAAGGTTCTGACACTCATCAGCTAGGACAAAGGCGTTGTTGAATGACGAACCTCTCATGTATTCTAGTGGAGCCATTACGATGTTGCCGTTCTTGATGCCAGTCTCAAAGGCACCAGCCCCTAGCTGCTCCTCTAGGACACTCAGGACGGGCGAGAGCCAAGGACCGTACTTCTCCTCCATTGTACCGGGAAGGGCACCCAGCGACTTCCCTACGCTCACAGCGGGGCGTGTGATGATGATCTTGTTGATCCTACGGTTAGCATACAGGTTAGCTGCGTATGTAGCTGCAACAAACGTCTTGCCTGTACCACTAGGACCAAGGACAATCAACTGAGTAGATTTCTTGAGTGCTTCCAGATAGAGCCTCTGGTTCTCGTTAAGAGGAACTAGATTTACAGTTCGTGTTGCAGCTTCTTCTTCTGCACCCTTGAACTTAGTTGCACGCTTACCACGAGGCTTTTCGGGGGTCATTGGACTTCTACCACAACAGCTTCCTTATCCATCTCAGTCAGGACATAGCCCATCATAAACTCTAGATCATTAATCTTCTCGGTCTGTTTGTACCAGAGGTATCCAATGACTGCAAGGCCAACAATATTCAGTAGATCAAAGATCATAGTAACTTCTTTCTTTGTTGTAGAAAGAGCAGTTTACCTTCATGCTCAGGAAGCCCTATCGGTATTGAGGTGTCCTAAGACATAGCCCTGATAGGGGTTAGATAAGGTCTACCATATCGCAGCTACCGCCAACGCAAGCAAACGTGCTAGTACCCTTAGAGGTATCCTCAGTCTCATAATCACTAAGCTTTGACCAATCAATCCGTTTAGGCATCAACGCAAGGGCATCGTTGTATTCCCGCTCACTGCACTCTTGGTAAGGCGCTTGTTGATAGGTATGATCACTGTGTGGCAAGAATGATACACCTGAGACTTCATCAAAGTATTTGAAGACCCAAGCACCCACTTCCATCCACTCATGGTCCCGTACAGTCACAGTCACAGATGGCTTATGCTCACACCAATGACGCTGATATGTAAGCCACATCTCAAGCTGTTCAAGAGCAGTCATATCATTACGAGTTACAGCACCTACAGGAGACATCTGTGGGAAACTGAAGACAGTTGTGGCATCAGGCTTCATTACATCAGGTTCACTAGGGATACCTTGATCCTTCATAAACTGTGTCAGGGGGTCTTTATTGTCACCTCTAACAGTCCGAATGTAATAGGGAGAATGACGAGCGTGAATGCCAGAAGCACTGTCAACAAGTTGAGATACCGTGCCGGAAGGTTTGACACAAGTGATAGCAACAGATGGATTGATACCAAGTTTAGCAGCCCATTCAGCGTTAGTAGCCACAGCAACATTCTTCAAACGCTCCAATACTTCAGGAAGATCGACTTCACCACCAAGCTTATCCCAAGAACCATTTAGGGTAGGGTTATCCATAATCCCAGTCAACGATACACCAAGCAACCGCTCTTCTTCTGTGTTGTCCTTCCATACCTTACGGAGATATGGGAAGTGTGTCAATGTAGACTGGATAGTGCCAAGGATGGCAGCAATACGAACCTTACGCTCAAGGTCAACTAGTGTATCTGTGGCACGAACTACAACTTCTGACAGGTTACAGAACTGGTAAGGACGAAGGATAATTTCGCTACAAGGGTTAGTACCGAACTCATAGTTAGGATCACGACGACCATTCTTGATGGCTTGCTTCTTACTGGCTGGACGAGAGAAGACACCACGTTCACCTGACTTACTCTGAACTAGAGACAGCCACTCCCGCATGAAGGTTTCCATGTCAGGCTTCTCAGTATAAGCTACAGAGTTATTAGCTAGAGCACGTTGACCGTTGTTCTCCCACCACTGACCACTCTTAGCATGACGCATACGGTCATCAGATAGGTTAGACAAGCTGATCATAGCTGATCGACGTACACCACCAACAACTACAACCTCACCGATCTTACACATCAGGTCGTGGCATTCAATAGAGGAAAGCTTACGTCCCTTAGCTGCAACAAAGGTGTTGATAGTAAAGTTAAACAGTTCGACCAGAGGGGCAGGACCTGATGCACGACCACCAAAGGTCTTGAGTTTAGCACCAGCAGGACGAACCTTAGAAGTATCCCAGCTAGGAATTTCACCAGCATAGAGTAAGCTGATAAGCTGACGGAGAGCCTTAGCCCAACCCTCTTTGCTATCCTTGACACCGATGATGGTATCACTTTTGAACATCTGCTCAGGTACATCAGGAAGCTTACTGATATACTGGCGCTCAACAGAGAAACCTACACCTGTGCCACAGAGCAGGATGAACATAGCCTCATCAAAGGATTTAGGATCGTCTACAGGCATGTAGGAACAGTTGTAGCCTGCTGTGTTGTCACGAGCAAGAGCAGGCCCAGCGGTCATCATGGTACGCATAGAGGGCATCACTTCAAGGCCAAGGATAGCCCGTTCAATATCCTCTACATCATCTGTGTAGCCAAGCTTAGGTACAACTACATTCTCAACATAGCGGCCAACAGTTTCAGCCCAAGTCTCACGACGATTCTCAGAGTCAATCCAACGAGCATAACGCGACGTTGCAATAAAACTTTGGTAATCGGTAGGCAGATAGTTATTCATTCTTATCTCTCTTATTCCACAATGAGGGCAACCCGATGGGGCTGTACTACGATCCTGTTTGTTGTTAGGTCAGCTTTAGAAGCGAAGATATCTTGTTTTGACCATTCGACAAGAACAACAGGAACTTCTTTATCCCTGATCTTCTCTAGCTTGTCAATGAGTTCTTGGACAGTCACCTGTTGTCACCACTTCCACTAATAACACCACGAGCAGCACGATCCTTAAGCTTTGCAGTAACCATATCGGCAATCTCACTTAGATCATATCCAAGCTCTTCTGCACACATAGCTAGATACCACAAACAATCACCGAGTTCTTTGGCAGCAGCCTTGTCGTCAATCTTGTTGTCCCGGATCATCTTCTTGATGTGACCACCAAACTCACCGCACTCATTCATTAGACCTAGAGTGACATAAGTTAGTCCAGTCTCTTTAGGATAGATTGCAGTCTTCTTACACTCATCTTGGAAAGTATCGAAGTCGGACCTTAGTTCCCATTTAGTCATCACTTACGCCCTTCGATAAAGATAGTGTAAAGAGTTGCCCCAAGCAAGATAAGCAAGAACGGCAACCAAAAAGGAGACAAGACCCACCACCAAGACCAAGCTATAAAGTTTGTCAGTTTAAGGGTAATAAAGATTAGCCCAAGTACACCAAGCAAAGGTAATTCACCCATCAATAATCATCCTTGTATCTCTCCAAGTATACATACCCTAGTGTGTCTAGCACATCAAGGACTTTCCACAGGGTTAGGTTGTTTTCTTTTAGGATATTGACGAAACCATGTTCTTCAATGATCTTTAGGATTTCTTCTTTAGTCATTTTCTAGGGTACAACCTTGTGTAGGCACTGTGAGAAGCATCGAACAGAAACCAAGCGAAGTCATCTGTACTGGTCTGTTTACTATCTTCAATCCACTTAACACGACCGATAGGAACAACCTTCTTACAGATAGCCATGTAAGGGGCCATCCTCTTGTTGCAAGCATAACCAAAAGGTAATAGCAACCAAGTTGGCTTTAGTGTAGGGAACAACTCTAGCATCTGCTGTAATGTTCCCCACTCAAAGGGTGGATTAGTGATCAGCAAGTCAATCTCAAAGAGGTCTTCTGGCACTAGCGTCAAGGCGTCTTTTTTGGTAATGGTGTTTATTTGTGGCTCAATGTCAAACTCTTCTTTAGCCCACAGTGTACCACAGGTCAGATTATCTATGTGGACAGAGAGACGACCATCACCAGCACAAGGTTCACAGAAGGTGCCGTACTCTGGTAGGTGAGCAATAAGTGGCTCTACAGCCCTCTCTGGTGTGGCATACCAATCACGTTCACGTCTTGGCTTCTCTGTGATGTTGTTGCTTTTGACTTTGGCTCTCTTAGCCATTTCCATACTCTTTCTGTAGAGCTTTAAGGGATACCCAAGACATGTCATAATCACCGTTTTCAATATATCGTTTAATGATGACACCTTTGCTCCACTCTGAGTTGGCTTGTCCAGCCCATTTCTCTTCTGCTCCCTTGAAGCATCCTGCAACAAGACCATGTAACGGCTTAGGTCTAGCATCAGCTTTCCTGTAATAATGAAACTTGTGACTGTGACCAACAGTGCAACTATAGGCCAGCTTTTCAACAAGGCTATAGCCATGATGCTTAGTAGACATTGCTGAACCAAAGTTACCACTAGATACGTAATGACCGTAGAGCACACCATCGTAGTCAACAAGGGCTGGTCCAGAGTTTTTGTATCCGTGGTACTCATCGAACCAGTGGTCTGTTTGAAGATGGGAAAATGAGATTCCAAACTTATCCCCCTCTAATCTTGGGTCATGCCCGATAGCTTTCCTGATGCGATTTTCGTGGTTGCCTTCGAAGCCAATACGCCAAGGTCGCTTCTTCTTAGATAGCTTGTACCGGCCCCAGATACGGTCCATAGCTTCGTTGTAGGCTTCTACGTCACGCTGGTAGGACTGTGCCACAATGGCCTGTGGATAGCGCGTATCGTAAGTGTTGAGGCTCTGCATGTCAGCCCCGTCGCCTAGATCAACCACATAATCAGGTTTGACATCTTCGATCAAATTACCTAACCACGAGAACCTTTCATTACTTACATCACCATGAGCATGAGCACAAGTCCATACGATTGCAGTTTTACTCAAAGGTCTTCATCCCATACTAGAGCAACGACTTGATCAACAAAGTGTTCGACCATAATCATAGCTTCATCAAAGTCTTCAAAGACAAGTTCTTCTTCGGTAAGAACCCCACGATCATCCTGCATAGTGACATATAGGACATAACCTTCGTTGTAGAGAAGACCGAACCCATCGTCATCCATATCCCAATCAGGAACTTCACTGGAATGAACTGGACCACGAAGCACGTTTACTACTTTAGCCATCCTTCAGGAATCTCCTTGTCTGCATAAATGAAACCGTGTTGGTTACACCAGTCTCCATAACTTGTCTTAGAGCCTTTATTGATCTTAGCTTTAGAGTTAGAGAACACAAACCTGATATTCAGTTTAGGGTATTGCTTCTTAATCAAGAGGTGCTTCTGTCTGTCTGCAACAACAAACCTGCCTTTAGTCTCGACTATAAGTCCACTAGGAAAAATGAAGTCTGGTGTATATGTATGTAAGCTTTCTGGGACAACGTACTTGATCTTAGTTGTCTCATAACTAAACTCTACACCAGACTCCCTAAGTTTTATGGCAACCTTCTCCTCTAGACCGGATCGGTATCCAAGACGACTGGCGGTTCCCAGATTTGATTTTCTTTTCGCCTTAGCCACAACAACCTCGCATTCATAATTACTCGTTCAACATCGTTCTCGTAAGCCTCAACGCACACTTTGTACATATCTACGTCAGTTTGGCAACCTGCCAGCATCTTCTGTGCTGTTTTAGCACCAACCTTGTAGATACCGATGATGTTGTCTACGTTATCACCAGTTAGTACTTGTTCATAGAAGTTGAACGTTGCAGCTTCCTCAGTTACTTTTTCCCAGCTTTGTCTTCGTGGATTATAGATAGTGCTGGGGACAGTCCTAAAGTCTTTATCGACAGATACAATAACGCAGTCAGGATATAAACGGGTTGCTTCAATAGCGATATCATCATCAGCTTCTTGACCTTCGCTGACTACGGCTCCGTAGGTATCAATTAAGTATTGCCTAGCGAAGCCTAGAAGTAAGGGTTT